AGTATTACCGTTTCTGTCTAAATGATCTACAAACGCATCAACTTGATAGTCAACTGGGTTAGTTAAACCTTCGTTGTCAGTCATATTGTTAATGCCGTTCTGCCATCTTTCAAACGCATTCTTTAGTCTGAAATTTGTATCATTATAAGCAGTTACAGTCCACGCATCTATTGTTCTATCTCCTGCAATCTTAATATCTCTACCTCTAAATTTAACATCTATGTTACCTATTGTCATAGCTGGTAATGAAGTAGCTTTACATAAGAAAGCAAAGTCTTCTATTTCTCCGCCAACACTTGCATAACCAGGAAAAGGCATTGTTACCTTAAACTGATTGGCTCTAGCGCCGCCACCTGCAAGTTTAGCTTTGAAGTCATTAATGTTTGCCATTTTTTATTTCTCCTCTACTAACCTGCTACTTCGTCAAACGAAACGCCGGTTCTTGTTGCAACGAAAGATAATGTGATAAAGTTAATGCTTCTAGCTGGTTTAATGAATATCTCAGCTATAAATTCATTTCTATCAATTACTTCGCCTGTGTTGTTAGTTTCATCACATACTACTAAAAAGTCTGTGATACCTCGTCTACCTTGTACTTCTCTTAGGAAAGGTTCTACAATGTTTCTAAAGTTAGCTCTTGTAAATTCATCATTAAATTCAAAGAGTTGGAATTTAGAAGCTGTTGATATTGCCTTTTCTAAAGTAATGAATAATCTTCTTACGTTTATTCTATCAAAAGCACTTGGAGTAGTCAATGCAGTTTTGTCACCAAATAAGATAGTACCTTGTCCTGGGAACGTAGCAACTGGGTTGATACGTGCTGGGTAAAGTATATCTCTTTGAGCTTTAGTTGGGTTATATGCCAACTTAACTGCGCCTCTAACGATACCTCTGTTGAAACCAGCTGGTGAGAACCAACTATCAGCAACAGTATCTGTTCTAGCCGCAAGACCTGCAAGGTCACCATTCAATGGAACAAATCTATACAAGTCAGCGTATCTGTCGTATTGATATTTGTAACCACTGTCAAATACAGCATATGAAGACGATCTAACTGTGTCAAAGAAATCTTTAACGTTTTGCGTCTGTGTATTTGAGTTAGTGATATTAACTACATCTGATCTTTGTGGTGAAGCAAATACAACTGCATCTTTTCTTTCTTCAGCAATTGTAATCAAGTTGTCAACGTGAGTTGCGCTACTTGAAGGACCAGCCATAATTAGACCAACGTCAACTGTTTCAGCATCTTGGAATTTCTCATATGCTGTTTTTAATTGACCGTCTGTTATAGTAGATCCGTTGTTACCACCAGATAATGATTCTAAACTGTTAGTATTTACAGCAGTGAAAGTTGTTCCAGTTGCTGCGCTACCCCAGTTAGTACCAGTTGTTAAGTGATCCATCCAATAAATGTATTGTGATTTATTGTAGATTACATTTGGATAGTAGTTATCGTCTCCTTGTGGAGTTTTTGCATCTGACGCTTTGGACATACTAGAGAACGCCTCTAATACTCTTCCTGGTTCGCCAGTGATTACGCCGTCTTCGTCAACAACAACAACGTGAATTTCATCGCCTGATCCGCTTCTTGCAGATGCATACGCTGAAGTTCCTGGAGCTCTGTCAACTGACTCGTAATACTTCCATCTTCTTTTGATTTTGCTATTGTCAAGTATTATTCTTTTCAATCCACCAGAACCTCTAGGGTGCTGAACGATTGTTAAAGTTTCGCTTGAAATACCAGTTATTCTATAAAAATCTCCGTCATCAAAGTCTTCGGTGCTTGCGCTTGTAGAAAACTGAATAATATCGCCTACACTAAATTGACTTCCCTCATCAACAGCAATTGTAGTATTACCTACTGCGTTTTCTGTTGAAGTTGAAGCAACTAATGAAGTTGATACTGATTCGTAAGCTGTCGCACTTGGACAAATAGATACTTGTAAACTATTTCCGTGTGTTCCAGCAGTTCTAGCAGCGAAAGTACCTACTATACCTTGACCGGTAGAGTAATTGTTTTGATAGTCATCAGTGTTTTTAATCAACGTGCTTGATCCACTCGCTGACGCATTTGCTAATGACGTATTTTGGGCTCGTACTACTCGTAAAGCATTACTATATTGTAAGAAGTTAGCCGCTGTGAAAAAATACTCAAATGTACTTGAGTCAGGTTTTCCAAACGTATCTACTAATTCTTGTTCACTAGAGATTGAAACAATCTCATCAACAGGACCTTTACCAAATGAACCTGCAACTGCACCAATACTTGTTGATACTGCTGGGATTATATTAGTTAAGTCTCTTTCTTGTACGAGAACACCAGGTGATACTTGAAATGCCATAGGTTAATTCTCCTCTTTAATTAGCTAATTTATTGTTAATTTCAAAATTCGTAAGTTTTCTTACGTCCATAGTCAAACTTTTTATCATTGTAGATATTTATAATAACCCAAAACCCAAGGTTATTGACCCTTTCTGGTTACAGGAAACCATCTTGTACCATATTCATCTATTGACTCTTCATCGCTTACATCATCAATTCCATTATCTACAAAACCAAAGGGTGCCATATCTTGTTCTATTAAGTTTTGTTGTTCTTCATACATCTGGTTTCTTATATTAGAATCAGATAATTCTTTAAAATAAGGTTGATTAGATAACCACCCAAATATTACTAGACACATAACTAAATCATCATTACAGCCTTCTTCTGCCATCCATGAGTTACCTCTACGTGAAAAAGTTGACATTTCTTCTATTATGTTAAAGTCATTGATTAATAGTTTATCACCCTCCATAAGCGTCTTAAAATTCGCACAACCCACCTTTTTTATCTGTTTTGTCATACGTATACCTAATGAGGTTCCTCTTCCAGAAAACATCGCCCCAAGTATTTGACCTGCTCTACCCTTTTGAGTTGTCATTAATATATTAGGATATTCTAACTCATAATGCATTGCCTCTGATATGGCTTGACCAAGATCATTAACCTCTACTAAAACGTGTGCCTCATTATATGCCTTACAAGTTTGAGCTACTATGTTAGGAAAAACAAATGGCTTGATTTCATTGTTTTTATAAGTCGCCACCACTTCATATGGCACTTTTTTACTTTCATCTTTTGTAACATCAAATATTATAAACGCTGAATAATCTTTGTTTGTACCTCTGGCAACGTCTACAGTACAAACATAGAGACGATCTTTTTCTGGTCTCTTAAACATACGAAGTCCACCTTTAGATTGTAAAGCATCTATGTAAACTGTATTTTTAATTTTTGATGGTGAGATAAGGGTATCAACACTACCTAAAAACTCACACTCAAACTCTTGCGAAAATTGTTCCTCACTTGTATTTCTAATAGTCTTCTCTTTCCATTCTTGGTCTCTTCCAGGTACTTCTGACCAATGTACCTCAATAGGTATATAATCATTATTCTTATTAACAGCATCTGTCCATATCTTATAAAACTGATTCATACCATGAGGTGTTGATACTATAATTAATTTTGTTTTTGTACCTGAAGATATAGTAGGATAAACTGAACTGAAAAACATTTCAGATATATTCGCTGGTACGAAAGCAAACTCATCAAGGAATATTATATTATAAGAACCACCCCGAATTGCTGAAGATGAAGTTGCCGCTGCGACTATGGTTGATTTATTTTCTAACTCAATGTTACCTTTGTTCCAATTGATAATACCTTGTTGTAACCATTTAGGTAAGTTTTCATAAGCTAATTGTAAACGACTTAATATATCTCTTGCTGTAGATGATTTGTTTGCTAGTATCGCTATGTTTGAATTGGGATTAAACAAAGCGTAATGTAAAAGATATGAAATAGTTGTTGTAGATTTACCAGACTGTCTAGGTAATTTACAAATTGTAAATCTATTATTGTGTATTGTTTCTACAATCTTCTTTTGAAAGCCATACATCTTAAAAGGTACAAGACCTTCATCAAGTGATACAATACGAACATAGTTTTCCATAAAGTATAACGGGTCACCCATACACTTTTGATATTCTAAAATTTCTTCTTTAGAAAACTCAACAGGTGTATTAACCTTTTTTAAATTAGGATTACCTAAGTATGCGTTATCACTCATTTACTATTGCCTCTATATGTGAATAACCTAATTGAACAGCTCGTGTTACTCTTTGTCCACCTACATGAACACTATATAATTTTTCAGTATAAGGTTTACCACCTACACCTATTCTTGGAGTTTTACTTATTTTGTGTTTAAATACTTCAATAGGATTTTCCATAATATCTGTTATCTTATCTACACCTTGATTTAGTGGAACATTATTTTTTATATAATGTTGATTGAAAGATAAATTACTAATCTTTAGTATCTTTTTTCTCGGGTGTGATGTTCTTGCCTTCAAAGTTTTCATTTTCTTTTTTACGCTCTACATTTGTTTCAACAGATTTTTTATTCAACATCTTTTGTAACTCTGCTGTTGACCCTACGAATAATGCGTTTTTAATATTGGCATTAGCTGTTTTAGGCAACTCTTTTAAATCTTTTAGTTTCTTTTGTAAGTCTTGTAGTTTATCTACTGTCTGTCCTACTTGGCCTATTAGTTGACCAGCTACTTCATAAGCTCTAGGGTGCTGACCTTCTTTAGCAATATCAAGTATTCCCTCTATTGCTTCTTGGCCTCTTTCTATAAGATTGTAATAGTTTTCTCTGCTGTATTTGTAGTCATTATCTACATCAGCTTTCTTATCGTCTTCTTTACGAGGAACTGCAGGTTTAAATTCTTGTTTGACTATTTGTTTGGTAGGTTCAGGTTTATCTATACCTAATATCTCATTTACCTTTTCTTCTAATTTACTCATAATATAATATTTAGTAAGTTAGTAAGGTGTTTAGTATCTTACGATTACTATTCCTTTTCCACCAGCTTTACCATTTTGATACGCTGGTATATTACCATCGGTACCACCGCCGCCTCCGCCGCCGCCGCCTGTATTTGCAGTACCTGCCTGGCCATTTTGTCCTGTAGGATAACCACCCGTTCCTCCATTTCCGCCACCACCTTGTCCACCAACTGTGTTTGTTGTTCTATTAGGGTTTCCACCTGCTCTTCCACCACCTCCACCACCAGCGTAAAATACTGATGAAGTACCATCTGCGATAGTGTATGCTTTACCTGTACCACCTTGTCCACCTGTACCACAACTTGGACCACTTGGGTTACCGTTTATTCCTACGGCACCAGCTCCTCCACCACCACCTGATGTATTTGATTGATTACAGTTTCCTGGGCCACCCGTACCACCATTATTACCAAATCCGTAAGCGCCTGAGTTTCCTGATTGAGTTGATTGTGTTGCAGTACCCGCTGCACCTAATGCAGGATAACCTGCTGATCCACCTCCACCTGATCCACCTGAATTACCTTGGTGAACACCACTAGTTGGAGAACCAGCAAAACGACTTCCGCCTGTTCCACCACCTTTGGCAGTTAAAACTGAACTTGTAGGTGAAAAACCAGGATCGCCTGGTGCACCAAATGCTGAATCTTGTCCTGCGGCACCACCTGAAGGAGGTGTTCCTGGACTAGGGTGACTAGTAAATCCTGCACCACCACAACCAACTGTGACAGTAATAGTTCCAGCTTGAACAGGGTGACAAGGCATAAACACTAGTCCACCAGCGCCTCCGCCTCCGCCTCCAATACCTGAGGTACCATTACCAGAACCACCACCGCCACCACCAGCGACAACTAATACATTTGCTAATGATGTCACTCCTGATGGTACTGCGAAAGTACCAGATGATGTAAATGATGATGTTGTAAATGATCTATTTACTGTTATTGAAAATGCTCTAGAGGTTGTGTTAGAAGCAGCATCTACTGCTCTTAATACGAAATTTGTTGTTGTATTAGCAGCTGGATTTGTAGGTGTTCCAGTAATTCTAAATTTAGACACACCATTTTCATTCACTGTAGCTGAAGATAAACCTGCTGATAATGCCCCTGATTGAATTTCAAAAGAAACGTTACCTGCTGATTCTGGATCAGCCGCAACAACATCTATTGTAGATATTGCACTACCACCTGTAACTGTACCTAATGTACCAGCAGATGTTACATAAACTGGTGAAGCATTAATATTAATTTGATTTTCACCTACAACATTTAAACCGTTTCCATTTAAAATTTTAACATCATATGGCTCACCTGAATCTGGCATAGCAGATTTTGCGATAACTAATGTTATTTGAGTTGCTGAATTTCTTGTAGATGAAGTAGGATTGATAGTTGTTCCTGTAGTGTTTATAAAAACAGCAGTTGCTCCTGAGTCAAATTTTGTTCCAGTAATAACAAAAGTATGATTACCTGTACCATCACCTGTATTTGCGTTAGTAGGAGATACTGAAGTAAAAGTAGGTGCAGAAAGTGCAACATTTGATCTTTGAACTTTTTTGATAACTCCTGCACTTGTATCAAATACTAAAAGAACATCATCATCTGCTGATGCTGCCGATAATTCTGCATTACCAGTTATCGCAGTGACATCTAAATGTTCTTCACTTACCGCATCGTCAGCTAATTTTGTAGCGTCAACTGCGTCTCCTGTTATTGAATTTCTTACTATTTTGTTGATTGCCATAATACTTCTCTCTTATTATTTATACTATTTATTCATCTGAATCAGTACTTGTATTATATTTTTTACCGTCTGTAAAATCATTAATTGTTGTAGTAAACCCAAAATCATCATCAGCGTCAGCGCTAGTAGGATTAGGAGTTATTACTATTCTCATTTCTCTCGCTTTATTCGTAGTGTCTGTATCAGTATAAACATCAGATTGAGTTTCTTTGATAACTTTTTGAGTTGACGCAGGGCCAAATAGATAAGTTTTCGCAGTAAATCCTAATGTGTAAATAACTGCTCTTCTTTTACTAAAATCACCCTCGTAAGTATCTTCATAATTAACACTATTTAAAACTATTGGTATATCTCTCTTTATATCTAATTCTGGTATTGCGTTTACTGTTACAGTAAAGTCAGGTTGAAAGAACGGTAGTATTTGTTCTATAATTTGTAGACCTGCCTCAGCACTTGCTGTAAATGAATATAAGTTATATGATATATTGTAAGGTACAGGTACATAATTATAGTTTAATACTTTGCCCTCTTTACCAGCCTTGACGTGTTTAAACTTTTGTACTCTTGTTAATTTTCTACTCGAATCATATGCGATACCTGTAATTTCAAAACTCATACGAGGTAAAGTTATAGCAAATTCTCTATTATCTAAACTTGGTTGTTGGTCTAGTCTAGCTAAAAACTTTTCTTTAGGAGCATATGCTAATGGTACTCTTATTGATTGAGATATATTACCATTACTATCTTTTCTTTTGATTTGTATGTTATTAAATATTTGACCAAAGCCTATGGTCATTCTTCTCATACTTTCATTGTAAAAATATGTTCCAAACATGCTAGAAATCTACCTCTCCAAATGGGTTACGTTCTGTGAAATCAAGTATATCATCTGCAGTAGATGAAGTATCAAAACCAGCTTGACTATCTAAATCATTATTACTTGCGTATGTAGATTGAGTTTGTAAATTATAAGTTTCTAATAATAGATAATTAACATCACCACTTGCGCTGTCATTTTCTAATATCATTGATCCATCTTCATTCTCTAAAGTAAATTGATGAGCTAATTGATCTAAACTATATTTATCTTCAGCAGCATCAATTGTACTAACACCAGTATCTAACTGTTCTGAACTGTACTCGTATCTAGTACATACTAATTTATAAACTGGTAGTTGACCTAATTGAAAGAATGGCTCTTGGTCTTGTACAAATTGTATTTCAAAAAAACTATTCATCAAAGGCATATAGATAATATCACCTTCGTTTGGTCTACCTTCTTTTATTAAAGTAGCCTTTTCATCTACAGCTTGATTAAATCTTCTTTTAGAGATCATAAAAGTAGTATCTTCTCTAATCTCTAAACCAAATTTATTAATAATCTCTTGTTCGCCAGCAAAACCTTCTGTTGTTTCCATATACGCTTCTAATAAAAGCGCAGAAGAAAATTTAGAAGATGTATCTTCGCCTAAAATTAAATCTCTATTAACTAGTGTTCGTGGTAAGTAATAAACATCTTGGCCATATATCTTTAGGCCTTCAATGATTAAATCTTCGTAAAGTCTTTTCTCGGATTGGTTGCCGATACCCTTACCATCTTGGAAATAGTGATTAACTGGCATGGCATTATCCTATCATTAGTGCTGGATTTAATTCGTAAGTTGTTCTTAATTCTGTTTCTAACTTTTCTATATCAGATAAAGCTTCTGAATATATTTGTTGACCATTTAGAGTTACACCACCCAACATAGCAACACCATTAAACTTTGATAAGTTTGCACCCCATTGTTTTTTAAATAAAGCTGTAACGTATCTTTTTAAAAATATATCATCATTTACATCTGTAAAAGTTGTTGGATCTAATTTTCTATAACATTCAATAACCAAATACTCACCTACTGCTATATCATTTTTCCAATCCATATCAATATATAATCTATTATCGTGTTGATTAAATCTCATAGGTTTTTCACCAACAAGTATATGATCTAAAAAATCTAAATGTCTTAACACATTATCATAATTAATAATAGATGTAGAAGAAAAATCATAAAGGTCATTTAATCTTAATTGGTATCTTACATCAAATAAGTTTAGATTACCTTTATTAGAAAACGGAAATAAGTTAATTACTGATACAACTGATTCAGGTACAACTATAAAATTTTGTCCTTCTTTAAAAGTAGAAGTCACACTATTTTTAGTTGCTGCTTCATTAGAACCATCAACTGTCATTCTATCATAATCTGCCTGTGTGTATTGATACTTTAAATATGTTCTTCTAATACCATCATAGTGATATTGTGCGTAATATTGATATGCCTCATCTAGTCTATCTTCTAGTTGGTCATCATCAACATTTATATCAATTACAGGTTTCCCTAACGCTCTCAAAGCGTATTGTTTTAATGTTTCTCTTGTTGCTGGTTTTGCCATAATACTATTTATATCCTATCCTAGTGCGACTGCTTGAGCAATAGCAAACGATTTCGCCGCTTTTGCGTCTAATTGTGTTTGAATAGCATCAGTTACTCCAACTGTATGATTTAATTCGTTTTGTTTGTTAAAGTATCTGTTGTCGCTTTACCCACTAAAGTATCTGTCGCTGCTGGCATTGTAAGAGTAGTAGCGCCAGTTGGTTTTAATGAAGCAATTATTGGTGTCGTTAATGTTTTGTTTGTAAGTGTATCCGTAGATGTTTCTGTCACAATAGAACCATCTGTTGCGATTGATACTTTATTATCTGTGACTGTAGTTGTCACACCAGAACCACCTTCAAATATTAAAGTCTCACCTAACGCAACTGCGTCCTGTGTTGAACTATCATCTTGTATTGTGATAGTTGAGTTAGATAATTTTGCGTTTGTAATACTACCAGCAAGTTTATCATTAGCGATTGAACCAGCTAACATTGTATTTGTTACAGAACCAGTATCACCCGTACCTACTAAAGTACCTGTTGATGTTGGCATACTAATTAAAGCTTCAGTATGATTAATTTTGTTTGACGCAGGAACTGTAGCGTAGTTACCCATGTAAGCATGAGAAGAACATTGATAGTAAAGAATACTTGGTGTATCTTCATCAACATCAATTTGTGTATATGCACCTGCAGTACCAGGTGTACCATTTGTTGTTACACCAGTTGTATATGCTGTTGTCTTATCAGCATCTAAATAAAATCTTAATGGGTGACCACCATTT